AAAGAAATTAAAGTTGAAGGATTTACTAACTGGGAAGGGATCTCTCAAAAGATGTCTCATCCTGTGGCTCATCTTGATGATTGCCACCTTAATCACTATACTCTCCAGCTTAGTATGTATTTGTTTATTATTCTTAAGCACAATCCTCGGCTTAGTCCAGGTGTTCTTACAATTCATCACATACTGTTTGAAGAGGCAGGACGGGATAGGTTTGATAATCCTATATCTGCTCTTGATAGTCATGGCAATCCTATTGTCACAGATGTCGTGCAGTATGACTTGCCTTATTTAAAAAAAGAAGCAATAGATCTTATCCATTGGCTAGAAGATAACAAGCATAAATTAAAAGCTAAATATTAATGAACATCATTAAAAAGTTCTTAGCTAAAAAAGAAGAGAAAGAAGATCTTGAAAAGTTCTTATGTACTCTTAAAGATCCTAAACCATGTAAGAAAATTAGATGGTGGGATTTTTTTAAATCATTTAAAAAAGACCTTAAGCAAAATAGGATAGGACAGATTGATCATGATTACTCCTGGAAAGATTGGGTAGAAGACCAAGAAGGAGTTGAAACATATACTGTTAAACTAAAAAAACTTAAAGATGGAGAATCAAACTAACAACATTCCACTATTATCAGAGTTGCTAGATCAGTACGAAATGGGAACTCTTGATATGCAAGAAAGAGCTAGAAAATGTTATCTAACAGAAAAAGAAAAACATTTTAATAGGCATACGTGGATACATAATGATGAACTAAAAAACCAATCTGTCCTTAGAGGATTAGCTAAAAATGGAGCAAAAGATTTATTAAGACAAACAAGAGAAAAACTATGATGTTACAACTTAATCCTACAATTGATGTTCAAACACCATTAGGTGATGGAGAAGCATTTATTATTATAGACTATGGAGTAAATGTAAATACGGTGTGGGTAGTGAGACTACCTGGTGGGGAAGTGAAACACGTCTATTCAGATGATATAAAAGTGTACGGCAATCCAATGAATGGTAATGGATGGGATGTAGAAGATGTTCTTAGAGTAAGTAAGCTGCCTAAAGATGCAAAACGTAATATGGACTTTTTAAAAAAAGATAAACAATGATAAGACTATTTGATGTACAGAATGGTAAAGTGATTCCTAGTGAACATTGTTACACACTAAAGTTTCTTAAAGATATAATGGATGAATACCCAGATGGATATTTGCAAATATACTCCTATTTATTTTATATGACTTGCCCTAATCCAGATATGAATCCTTTCTTTGACATACCAGAAGAAGACAAGGAACACATTATTCTTAAAGAAGTGGATGCTGATTTTAGTTTGGACGATGAACTTATATCTAATGCTTTAAAGCTATGTGAGAAAATGTATCAAACTCCTACATACAGAGCATACCAAGGGATAAAAATATTCTTAGATAATATGGGCAAAAGTTTAGCAACTGAAACTCTTACATTTGGTAGAGATGGATCTTCGTCTGCCCTTCTTAGAATGGCTGAGAAATATGATGATGTAAGACAATCATTTAAAGGAGTGTATAAAGATCTTATGGAAGAGCAACAATCTTCTGTAAGAGGAGGACAAAATTTAGCATACGATCAATAACCAAAAAATAAAAATTATGTCAGAAGAAATTAAAAATGAAGAACAAACTGTTGATGAAAAAATAAATGAACTTTTAAGTGATCCTTTAATTAAAGATGAAGAAGATAGGCAATTTTTAAAAAATGTTGGAGAGTCTGTAAAAAAAGGACATGTTCCAGTAGAGTTACTTTTAAATAAAGTAGATAGTGTATCTAATAAATTAAATGATTTAATAAAAGCTAATCCAGAATTTGCATCATTTCTAAAAATTTATCAAGATAAAATGAATGATGTTATGTTGCAATTTAATGAAGCATTAAAAAAAGAAAATAGTGGGAAGTAGATTTATAAATCCACAACAAGAATTTAAAAGACTTGTTCCTATTGCAATTTCTAAAACTTGTTTTTCTGTAAAGCTTTCTAAAGAACTTATAGAAGAATGTAAAACAAAATGCAAAGGAGTAGTTAGTAATGCAATAGATTATGGACAGCATTATACTGATGACGATAGAGAATTAGAAGAAAGATTTTTAAATGGTCATGGTGCCCAGGTTGCTCTTGAACAGCATTTAGGAATCAAGTTTACTAATTGGAATTCTAAAAAACCAGATAATGTTGCAGATCTTTTACCGGTTGGATTAAAGATAGGAGTAAAATCATTTAAAGCTCCTAATAATGCTCCATTAGTATTTAAGAATATTCAATATCCAGAAATAATAATGGCACTAGATGAGAATGATAGAAGTATATTTCATTGCCTTGGTGTATTTGCAACTGTTTTTTTAAAGCATCCTGAGTATATATGTGATAGTTTAATACATGATCCAAGAATAAAAAAGAGAGACACAAAAACAGGATTTTATAAAATAGATATAGGAGAACCGTTTACTACGTTTGATCAACTTAAAAAAATAGCAGGAAAACTATGGACAGTCTAAAACCAGAATTAACCTATCTAGAAGATTGGGTATTTCATTTTAATTCTTTTACTGGAAAGTGGGCAGCAATTCCACGTACCGAATATACTGATTATTGGAATAATTATAAAAATCCAAAAATATTAAGAAGTAAAAGTCTTGATACTTTATTAGCTCTCCTTCATAAAAGTAAAGGAGATAGACAGATCATAGAAAACATAACTAGTGGTAAAACCAAGTAATATATACATAGAAGTACCAACGTATACTGATGGTGTATGGGATATAACAACATTTTATACACGGGAAGAATTTCGTGACTTTATACGTTCTGTATTTATAGATGCCGGTCCTGATGAGGGATATGGTCTAACTGTGGAAATATCTAAGCAATTTAATATTGAAGCTAGAAAGTTTCAAAAACAAGGATATTATTGTCAGGCCCCATTGAAGAGTAAAGACTTTATGGCTTATTGGGATGAACAAAAATCTAAATGTAGATGGGGGGTTATGTATAAAGAAGGAGAAAAGACATGGTATGTCACTAGAGACTATTACATGTGGCTTAACTTCTTACCTATTTATGATAAAGAAGAAAAACGTTTTGACTTTGCTAAGGTGAGAGATGCTCAATATCACATGGCTCTTTATGAATGTCTTGGTGAACTATACTATAAGCATCTTCCTATTCTAAAGAAACGTCAGATAGCATCTTCTTATTTTCACATGGCCAAACTAATCAATGCTTATTGGTTTGAAGAAGGTTCTGTAAATAAAATAGGAGCTAGTCTTAAAGATTACATCTCTGAGAAAGGATCTTGGAGAATGCTTAATGAATACAGAAACTTCCTTAACGAACATACAGCCTGGTACAGACCATCTGAGCCTGATAAGATATTCTCATGGCAACAAAGAATTAAGGTCAGGATTGGGGGCAGAGACACCTACAGAGGCAATAAATCAATCATCACTGGAACATCTTTTGAAAAAGATCCTACAAATGGTGTGGGTGGACCTGTGACATACTTCTTTCATGAAGAAGCTGGTATTGCTCCCAAGATGATGGACACTTATGAGTTTATGAGGCCAGCTATGCAATCTGGTATGGTGACAACAGGAACTTTTATAGCAGCTGGATCTGTGGGTGATCTTGAACAATGTCAACCACTAAAAGATATGATATTACATCCCCATAGGTATGGGATGTTTGCTATTACAAGTAGTTTACTAGATAAAAAAGGTACTATAGGAGAAACCGGCTTGTTTATTCCGGAGCAGTGGTCGATGCCTCCTTACATAGATGAAGCCGGCAACTCCTTAGTTAAAGAAGCTTTAGAAGCTATATTTGAAGAACGTAAACAATGGTATAAGGATCTTCCTCCTGATCAGTACCAACTTCGTATATCTCAAAAGCCCACATGCATAGAAGAAGCATTTGCTACTAGAAAAGAGTCTGTATTTCCTCCACATCTTGTTTCTAAACAACTTCAACGTATAGAAGATAGAGTATATCCTGTTGAATATCTGGAACTTAGCAGAGATGCTGAAGGTAAAATTGTAGATAGAGTTTCTAGAAAAGCTCCAATTATGGAGTTTCCTATAAGTAGAAAGTCTGATGATAAAGAAGGAGTGATATGTATTTATGAACGTCCTTGTAAAAATCCGACATTCGGCATGTACTATGCATCGATCGATCCTGTGGGAGAAGGTAAAACAACTACATCTGATTCATTATGTAGCATATACATTCTTAAAAACTCAGTAGAGGTTATAAAGGATGAGGGAAATGGTAAGGTTGAAAACTCTATTGAAAGAGATGCTATAGTTGCAAGCTGGTGTGGTAGATTTGATGACATTAATAAAACTCATGAACGTTTAGAGATAATGATTGAGTGGTATAATGCATGGACTTTAGTGGAGAACAACGTAGCTTTGTTTATTCAATACATGATATCTAAAAAGAAACAAAGGTATTTGGTTCCTAAAGACATGATCTTATTCTTAAAAGACATTGGAGCTAACCGGAATGTGTTTCAGGAGTATGGCTGGAAAAACGTAGGAACTCTTTTTAAAGGAAACCTATTATCCTATGGTATTGAATTCTTACAAGAAGAAATAGATCAGGAAACCGATGTAGATGGAACAATAACTAAAGTGATATATGGGGTGGAAAGAATACCAGATCCCATGCTTTTAAAAGAGATGCAAGCTTACCAGGAAGGATTAAACGTGGATAGACTGGTAGCATTTTGTTCACTTGTAGCTTTTGCAAAGGTGCAACAATCTAATAGAGGATTGTCTAAACGTATAGAAGTTACAAACAAAAACTTGGATAACTCACAAAAATTTAGTAAATTAAATTATAGCCCCTTTAGGCATATTGGAGGTTCTAGTAAAAATAATGGTATGACTAGACCTTCCCGTAATGCTTTTAAAAACATAAGATAAAATGGAAACAACAATTACAATTTCTGATTTAAATGCTGGGACTTTCACATTTACTAACACAACAGGTGGGCTTACTGGTATTACTTACATAACTTCTGACGTCACTTTAACTAATTAATAATCATGCAAATATATAATGCCTTACAATTAAAGAAGGGTGCTAAAGTAGAGTACAATAAGATGGGTACTCTTATTCAGCCTTTTCAGTTTGTTTCTGAAAAAGAAAAGGATGATCAGTGGAGGGCATGGAACCTTGACTGGTTAGAATTTCAGGGAATGAAACAACTTAGACGTAATGCAAGACGTTTAATGAAAAACTATAAACTAGCTAAAGGTATTATAGATAAAGCTGATTACATAGTAGAGGAAGATAATGAAATGGCTGATTTAATAGATAAACTTACTACAGAAGATGTATCAGCTTTTGAATTGAAGTTCTATCCTATTATTCCTAATGTAATCAATGTTCTTACTAATGAGTTCTCTAAAAGAACTAGTAGAATAATGTTTAGAGCTGTAGATGATATGTCTTATAATGAGATGTTAGAAGAAAAACGTAAGATGATTGAGGATGTATTATTGCAGCAGGCCCAACAAAAACAAATGGATACAGTCACTGAGATGGGACTTGATCCTAATTCAGATGAGGCAAAACAACAAATGGATCCTGAGAAGCTTAAATCTCTTCCTGAAATAGAATCATTCTTTAAAAAAGATTATCGTTCTATGATAGAAGAATGGGCATCTCATCAAATGTCAGTGGATGAAGAAAGATTTAAAATGCAAGAACTAGAAGAAAGAGCTTTCCGTGATATGTTAATCACTGACAGAGAGTTTTGGCATTTTCAAATGATGGAGGATGATTATGAAATAGAGTTATGGAATCCTCTACTTACATTTTATCATAAAAGTCCAGATATTAGATATATCTCCCAAGGTAACTGGGTGGGCAAACTTGATATGATGTCTATATCAGATGTTGTAGATAAGTTTGGTTGGATGATGACTGAAGAACAATTATCAGCTTTAGAAGCAATATATCCTGCTAGATCAGCTGGGTATGCTATACAAGGATATCAAAATGATGGAACATACTATGACCCTACGAGATCTCATGAATGGAATACTCAAATGCCTTCTTTGGCTTATAGACAATTTACTTCTTTGTATGATGCCGGAAGTCAATTCGGAGACATTGTACAATGGATATTATCTGACTCAGAAGACTTGCAAGATTTTGGTAAAAGCTACATGCTTAGGGTTTCAACAATCTATTGGAAAAGTCAAAGAAAAGTTGGACACCTTACAAAAATAACTCAAGACGGAGATCTTATTCAAGACATAGTAAGTGAAGAATATAAGATTACAGATAAGCCAATTTATAATGTTGAAATATACAGAGAAAAAACAAAAGATAATTTAATTGGTGGAGAACATATTGATTGGATATGGATCAATGAAGTATGGGGTGGAGTTAAGATTGGACCTAACCGGCCGGCTTTCTGGGGTATGAATAACCCAGGTGGTATCAATCCTATATATTTAGGACTTAATGGTGGCAAACCAGGTAGAGTTCCTTTTCAATTTAAAGGTGATCAAACGGTTTATGGATGTAAACTTCCTGTAGAAGGATCTGTGTTCTCTGATCGGAATACACGATCAGTGAGTCTTGTAGATCTTATGAAACCATTTCAGATTGGATATAACATCGTAAACAACCAGATTGCTGACATTTTAGTAGATGAGCTTGGTACTGTTATCATGTTAGATCAAAATGCTCTACCACGTCACTCATTAGGAGAAGATTGGGGTAAGAATAATTTGGCTAAGGCATATGTTGCAATGAAGAACTTTCAGATGTTGCCATTGGATACCACTATTACAAACACTGAGAATCCTTTAGCATTCCAACACTACCAAGTGTTGAACTTAGAACAGACACAACGTTTAATGTCTAGGATACAATTAGGCACCTATTTTAAGACACAAGCTTTTGAAGTGATTGGTCTTAACCAACAACGTATGGGTATGCAGATTGCTCAACAACAAACTGCTACAGGTGTGGAACAAGCTGCTAGTGCTTCTTATGCTCAGACAGAACAATATTTTATACAGCATAGTGATAATCTAATGCCTAGGGTACATCAGATGAGAACTGATCTTGCTCAGTATTATAATAGTAAAAAGCCTAGTCTTCGTCTTCAATATATTACAGGTAATGATGAAAAGGTTAACTTCCAAATAAACGGAACAGATCTTCTTATGAGAGACCTTAATATATTCTGTACAACAAAGACTAACTCTCGTGCAATGATGGAGCAACTTAAACAGTTAGCCATGAGTAATAATGCTACTGGTGCTTCTATATATGATCTTGGTAATGTAATTAAATCAGAGAGTATTGCAGAACTTACTGGAGTGTTGAAACAAGCTGAACAGAAGATGATGGATCAAAAGAAACAGGATCAACAGCATGAACAAGAAATGCAACAGCAACAACAGCAAGGTCAACAAGCTGCTTTACAAGCTGCTAACCAGTTTAAAGCTGATGAATCTGAAAAAGATAGAAAAGCTAGAATTCTTGAAGCTCAGATTAAAGCTTCTGGATATGGAGCTATGCAGGATATCAATAAAAATGAACAGTCAGATTATCAGGATGCTATGGATAATATCAGAAAGCAGGATGAATATCAGCAAACTATGAATTTTAAAAGAGAGCAAGAAGTTAGTAAAACAAATCAAACTATGGACAAACATAGTATTGAAAGAGAAAAGCTACAAGCTCAACAAGCAATAGCTGATAAACAACTTCAAATTGCTCAAGAGAATAAAAATAAGTATGATATTAAAAAGGCTCCTGAGAAAAAGAAATAACTATAGCTATATAATCCATAGCTTAGATAGTATTTCTAAAGATTTTATAAATTTTTAGAGTTTAAAGTAGTATATTATTAATGTAGAGATACACAAAAAAACCAAACAACTATGGCTGATAATCAATCAAGTGTACAAACAAGTATACAACAAGTAGATTTAGATATTGATAGTTTATTTGATGGGGCTCCTGGAGCAGACAGTATTGTCACTCCAAGTAATGATGCCACTGAAATAAAAGGAAATATCTTTAGTAAGAAACAAACTAACTTAGATTTTTTAGATAACGATTCTAAAGTAGATAATGTTGGTACTTTTAATTCAACTACAAATAATGTAGATAGTAAACCTGAATTAAAAGAAGTATTGAATGAAATCTTAGATGAAGGTGTAGTACCTGAGTTCGAAGATGGAGATCCTAAAAAACCAGGAAGACCTAGAACAGAAAAGTCAGGTCTTGTAGAGTTCTTAAAAAAACGTATTGAAAGTAGTGAGATGTTTGCTTTTGATGATTACGATGAAAACAAACAATCTTTAGATGAATACCTTGGTGGTCTTGGAGAAAAAGATGTAGAAGAACTTTGGCAAGCTAACATAAGCAATCTTAAAAATGAAGTGGCTGCTGAAACTCCTGCTGAATTTTTTGATAGTTTACCACAAGAACTTCAATATGCTGCTAAGTATGTAGCTGACGGAGGACAAGATCTTAAAGGTTTATTTCAATCTTTAGCACATGTAGAAGCTGTAAGAGAAATGGATCCTACAGATGAGTATGATCAAGAACATATTGTTCGTTCATATTTACAAGCTACTAACTTTGGTTCTGGAGATGAGATTGAAGAAGAAATTTCAACTTGGAAGGATATTGGTAATTTAGAAAGAAAAGCTAAACAATTTAAACCTAAGTTGGATCAGATGCAAGAACAAATTGTTGTTGCTCAGCTTCAAGAACAAGAATATAAAAAACAACAACAGCAACAAGCAGCTGATACTTATATGCAAAATGTATTTGAAGCATTAAGACCAGCTGAAATAAACGGACTTAAGTTAGATAAAAAAACTCAAGCTAGTTTATATAGTGGATTGGTTCAACCTCAATATCCTTCTATATCAGGACGTCCTACTAATTTGTTAGGACATCTTTTAGAGAGATATCAATTTGTAGAACCTAACTATCCTTTGATTGCTGAAGCTCTTTGGTTACTTTCTAATCCTGATGAATATCGTCAGAGTTTACAAAGACAAGGAAAAAATCAAGCTGTAGAACAAACGGTGAGACAACTTAAAACAGAACAGTCTCGTAAGAACATTTCTACATATCAAGAAGAAGACGAACAAAGGCCTAGAAAAATATCTAGACCTACAAACATATTTAAAAGATAAATTTATTATTATTATTAACCCCTTAAATTAAAAGCCCTATGGCAACTCCAGTTTTAAACAATGGTATTTTCCTACGTGACAACGTGTATAACACGAGTTCACACGTAGATTCGTACCACCTTTCTAACCTCCTTAAATCAGCTGAGCCTACAGATTTAGGTCCAGTAGATCTTTGGGCAATGGCACAAAAAGTTGAAATGCCTTTGTATCAAATGTCATCTTTTGGTGGTAAGAACGTTATTTCAGTAGATAATAACCGTGGTGAGTACAAATGGCAGATTCCTGTTGCTCAGGATCTTCCTTACATCGTTGAAGATATTGAATCATCTAATGCTACAAAAGGTGTTGATGGACAAACCTTCAAGATTAAAATTAACAAACGTTACTTTGGTCATGGTGATATTATCACTTATGATAAGTACAATGGTGTGGAAATGTACATCACAGTGGATGATATCATCCCTTCTGGAGATGGTTTCATTTACACAGTACAGTTGGTAAACAACGACAACACTAAGTATTTGGATAACAAATATCTTAAAGTTGGTACTAAGGTTTTCCGTAAAGGTTCTGCTCGTGGAGAATACGGAGAAAGATTTTCTGACATTGGTAATGTATCTGCTGGTTTCCGTGAATTCTACAACTATGTAGGAGGAGCAGAAGCTCACGTTCACTATTCTATTTCTAGTCGTGCTGACTTGATGATGAAAGGTGGAATGAAAGCTGATGGTACAGTTCCAGTAATTGAAATGTGGAGAAACTTCGATAAGAATGTAGATCCATCTATCACTAACTTGGAAACAATGGCTGATAAAATGGGTAAAGATTACGTTAAGAAGGCTTATGCAAATGGTCAGCTTACACGTTCTTTCTTGACTACTTTAGAAGCAGCTCATTTGACTAAAATTGCTAATGACATCGAAACTTACTTAATGTGGGGACAAGGTGGTAAAGTTAGACAAGATGGTCCAGATGATATTCGTTTATCAGTTGGTCTTTGGAAGCAGTTGGATAACTCTTACAAACGTATCTATAACAAAGCATCTTTCAATTTGGATCTTTTCAAATCTGAGATTTTCAACTTCTTCAATGGTAAAGTTGAATTCAAAGGACCAGATCCTCAACGTGCTCTTATCGTTCAAACCGGTATGGGTGGAATGAAGCTTGTTAATGAAGCAATCAAGAAAGAAGCAGTTAACTCTGGTCTTGTATTGAATGCTCATGAGCTTGGAGCTGTAACAGGTTCTGGAATGGATCTTAACTTTGGATTTGCATACACTAGCTACATCATCCCATTCTTAGCTAACGTTAAGTTTGTATTGAATCCGGCTTTTGATAATGTACATACAAATGATATTGAGAATCCAATCATCGATGGTTTCCCATTGAGTTCATATAATTTCATTATCTTTGATATCACTGATAATACTAATGACAATATCTACTTATTGAAGTTGTCTTGGGATAATCAATTGAAGTGGTTCTATCAAAATGGTACTATGGATTATATGGGTCGTACACAAGGATTCCAGTCTTCTGGAAACTTCAACGGATACCGTGTATTCATGACACAAACAATGCCTGCTATCTGGGTTAAGGATCCAACCAAAGT